GCTTCCTGTTATTTACATTTTAAGATTTTTTTGTGCATTTTTTTTTCTGAACAAATTTTTTTTTTTTTTTTTCTATCCATACATGGTGTCCCTTGTGTATGTGATGGTGTCTTTTTCTTGTCTGCTTTTGATATTGTGATGATGTTCACACAATGTTTGAAGGTTTCCAAAGTCAAATGGATCACCACCTTGTCTGATCGGTGTGATGTGATCTACGACCACCCCAGAAACAACTCTTTCATCTGCTTCAAAACATTCCTTGCAAATTGGATTTCTTTGTATGTGGTGGTGTCTTGTTGCCTTCCATTGCCTGGACCTATAAACATCTTTGTCATTGTTGTTTCTTTTGAATCCTCTTGATCCAGGATTTTTTCTTTCCCTCTGAATCACCCATGGTTTATTTCTGGTCTTTGGTAGTGTCGGCATGATCAGTCAGTTGTTTGTTTGTTTATATTCTTTTTATATTATACTAAAACATCATAGGTGTGTTTCATTTTTTCAAACACATACACCCTTTTTTTTGGAACTATTCAGTGATCAAAAAATAATACTCTGGATCTGTTTCCAATATATATTCCATATTCTTATGATAGTCCAACAACATGGATCTTTCAGAACTGGTTTCCCACATTTCATGACAACCCCTTCTGTTTGATTGTCCACCCATACTCAAACAATGATATGTGATGTTGTCCTTGACCAATTGCAAATCCTTTCTTCTTGATACTGGAATGATGTGTGAATGTGACAATGGAACATCTGATCTTCCACATCCAGTGCAGTAGTGTGGTCTTTCTTCTGCAATGTCTGCATATATCTTTTTCAATTCCTTCTTGATCTTATTTTCTTTTTTGGTCCTTTTCATATCATCATTGACAAACCTTTGTTTGTTTTAGTTTCATATAACTATCCAGACAATCCATTGATTGATCTATTCCTTTGCATACTTCTGCATAATAACCAGCAGCAAGAAGATCATTGATCCATTCCTTCTGGTGTTTGGTTGCCCTTCCTTTCAATGTTTTCAATTCAATAAACAAACCAAAGAATCCACCCCTTGCTGACATCACCTGGATGTCTGGTGTTCCTTTTACATATCCACCTTTCTTTGCTTTGATTGCTTGTTTCATTGTGGTCCTTATTCCACCAAGTGTGGCACAATATCTTGTTCCTGGATATTTCAGTGATATATACTTCACAAATGATTCTTGAAGTTCTTGTTCTTTCATTGTGATTCCTTACATGTTGGACACCTCATCACATCACGATACAAACCAGTCATTTCATCATTGCAACATGAATACAAAACATCATCATCCTTTTCTGTTTGTTTTGTGTTCTTAATCACTTCTTTGATCATATACCAGATCAATGATGCAACAAAGACAATGAAGATCAATGGAAGTGTAATCACACTAATTGACAACCCCAGGATCATATTGAATATTTTCATTTTTTTCTTTTTTTATTGTTTCAAACTCAATTGTGATGATGCTTTCACCTTTTGTCCAAAGTTCCATCATTTCAAAGATATGTTCAATCAATTTGATTTTCAACTGATCCTTTGATAGTTGATCATCATTCAATTCAAATTCAATCTTTGCTTTCACAATTTGATTGTGATCTTTGGTGGAATCAATTGAATGTGAAAGATCCAGATCTTAAACTGGAACATATGTTTTTTCTTTTGGACCAATATATTTCAATTTCTTCAACCTTTCATTTTTCATCACATCAATCACTTCTTCAAATGTCAAAATTTCATCTTTAATGTGATCTTCTAACTTATAGATGTAGTATATTTCAATCAATTCACCTTCTTCATTTCTTTTGATTGTGAAATATCTTGCAATTGAATCTGGATCATCTTTTTCTTTTGACCACATCTTTTTCCAACATTCCAAAGTTGCATGTTTCATGTTTCCAAAATTAAGAAAGTCAAGGAATTCATTTCCCTTTGTTTGATTTATTTTTCAACATTGTTTTCTTTACAACCATGCTTTGTTTTCTGGATCAAGTGCATGTTCTGTCCAAAGTTTGCAACCTTTTACTTCACCACCAAACCAACATTTCTTGAATTTGTCCTTCAAAGTGATAGTGTGTGAAAATTCATGCATCATCATTGAACACCTTTCAATCATATCTTCACCACTTTTGTGATATCTGTCATATATATATATTTCATCAACTTCATCCCATTGATCATTTTCTTTCATCCATATTTCCCATTGATCATATTTTTCTTTATTTGCTAGAAATACCATCTTTCCAGTTGTTTGATCAATATCTTGATAATTATATCCAGTTGATGCATCAGTTCTTGTGACACCAACATTCAAAGGTCCAGAAACTGCAATCACTATTTTTTCAAGATTATGATTGACTTTTCTTTTTTCTTTTTGTTCTAGTTTTTGAATGTTTTCCATCAGTTTTTGATTTTGCTTGTTCATTTTGTTTGTTTTGATTTATTAAATTTTTGAAAAGTTCCTGGACATATTCATTTTCTTCATATGTTTCACCAATAGTGTTCAAATGATCTTCAATGTTTTTGATCAAATAATCATATTCATATTTGTTCAATTTGATTTTTGTTTTTTGAATGTCCCTCAATGTCACATGATCTTCCAAAGTATGATTTTGAACTGGACATTTCAAAGTGTTTCCATTTTGATCCTTATATGTGAAATATTTGGATGAAACCTTTTGAATGCTTTTGTCAATGTGCTTTTCAATTTGTGATGAAATATAAATTCCAATGACTATTCCTAAAAGAAAGATCATTGTGAATGATAAAATTGGAAAAATGATTGTTGTCATGATATTAAATTTTTGTTGATTGATAATTTTTTCAAACCAGTTCCATTTCTGGATCTATATTTTAAACGCTTGTCCATCCTTTCTGGTGTTTGATCCATATTGTCCCAAATGATTTGTCTATGTGCTTTTATCCATTTGAAATATGTTTTGACATTCAAATGAAAGTCATCAGTGTTTCTGACACCTTGCTTGAATGCTTGAATAATATCTTCAAATGTCAAATTCTGGAAATTTTCTTGCAGATCTTCTGAAAGTATTTGTGCAAAAGTGATCATTGTTTCAGCATCTGATTTTTGTCCCAATTCCAAATATGTTTTTGCAAGTAGATCAACACATTTTGATTGAAGTTCCTGGATGTTTATTTCTTTTATTTTCATTTGTTTTGATTTATAAATTCTTTTGCTTTCATCCATTCATTGTGTGCATTTGATATTTTGGAAGATCCTGGTGATCTATTGGTCCATTTGATATTGTTTTTTTTCCACCTTAACATCCTTTTCCTGGTGTTCCAAGTCCTTTCAAGTTCAAATTTCATTTTTGTTTCTGACTTGTTTGTTTCTGTCCAATATTCAATGAATTCAATTTTCTGATCTTGATTCAAAATATTTTCATCTTCTGAATAAACATCCATTTCAAAACTTTTGTGTCTTATAGATATATTATTCAATGTAGTATTATTTTTTATGATATTACCTTCACCATTTTTGATGATACCATCTTCCTTGAAAGTTGGACACCTATCATCATTTTTGATGATACTCATTGTCCGTTTGATCACTTGTTTGTTTTGATCCCTTATCACCTCAACATGAATGAATCCACTTTTCTTCAATTCATTGATCCACAAACTGATGGTGTTCTTTGAAACTCCATATAATTCTGCAAAGTAATTGTTTGAACTCCAGCAATATCCCTTTTGATTTGACAATGCAGTGATTTCACCATATAAAAGTTTTGAATTTGCTTTGATCTTTGCATATCTGACATTTGCTGGTATGATAGCATAGTATGATGGTCTGTCCATACTAGAACAATTGTTGTTGAACTGGTTGAACTGATTTTCTTTGGATCACAATTTGTTTTTTTTCTGGAATCTGAAATTCTTTGACACCTATGATCTGAAATTGTGAATCAGCATCAATCAATCCTTTTCTTTTCAAAGAAAGGTTGTCCAAGACCATTCCAGGTTTGACAACTTTGTCCCATTTCTGAAAATTTCTCATGTTTGTATATAAACATGTTTTGAAACTTTGACCATTTTGATCTTTAAAAAAGACATAAAAAAATATGTCACCATATTTGGATTTGTGTTTTTTGAAACTTGTGATTTGTGCTTTCATTTTGTTTTGTTTTGTTTTGTTTATTAAAATAGTTGATTTTGATTCTTCAATTTTTTCAATCTGTGATGTGATCTGACTGACATTCTATTGTATGCTTTTGACATTTGTTCATGATATTCTTCTGGATCAAGTGTGTCCAGATCAATGTCCAAGTTGTATTTTTCAAAATATTCATTGCATTCATATTCCAGATCTTTCCTTGTGTATTTTGTGCCAATATAATATTCAGATGAATTTTCATTTTCTTGTGAATCAAGATCCATGATATGATCAACATCAAATTCAATTTGATTTTGTTCAACCTTAACATCTTTCTTGATCAATTCATTTTCCAGGATTGAAATATATTCCATGATCTGTTTTTGTGGATGTCCAGACAATTCAATTTGAATGATCTGATCCACATTCTTTTTGATCCTTATGAAATCAGATATTTCCATGATCCTTTCTTCTGTATGATCCCATTGAACTTGAATCCCAGATCACATCACCTTTCAAATGCATTTTGATCTTGATCTTGTTTTTTTTCATTCTTTCTTTGTAGTCAACAAATGATTCATCTTCTGATCTTTTGTTTGAAAGATTTATATTTTCAAAGTGTTTTGTCATAGTAACTTTTTCAAAGTGTTCATTCTTTCTTGAACAATTGCCATTTCTCTGACTGCTTTTGTATAGTCATTCATCAACAATGTGTGTCCATCTTTTTCCATACGATCTTTGAAATTTTCATATGATTCTTTTGTGGACCATTCAATTTCCATCAGTTCTTTCATTTTATTATAATGATGAATTGATGTTGCATGATTTGTCAATGAAGGAATATATTGTTTCATGTGAAGATGTTTAATCCCACATTCCTGGATCAAATAATATATTAAAAATCTTCTTGCTTCAATCACATTGGTTGTTCTGGTGACATGTTTGTCAAAGTGAATGATGTCAATTTTGAACATATCTGCCAAAACTGACTTTGCCATTTGAATTGATTTTTCCATCCTAAAATGGAACAAAATTGTTTTCCTCTTTAGATTGTTGATGTGATCTTGTAGTCCCATTCAATTTTTCTTTTGCTGAATCAAACCACAAATTTGCAGTTTCAATGACTTGTTTTTCAGTGATTGATGATTTGTTTGAATAAAATGCTGCTGCTGCTTTGAACATACATTGCAACATGATCACATCATCATCTTTCTGATATGTTGATGGTTTGTTCACATATTGTTCTTGACCTTCTTTGATGATTTTGATTGTTCCTTTAGAACTTAAAGTGAACATGACATCATCACCAACTGCACACATTGGATCTTGTGTTTTTTTGAACATCATCCCTTCTGATCCATTTTCAAACTTGATTTCAAATTTGAACAAATCATTCCACTGATCTTGTTTTGTGATTGATTTGATTTTTGACTTGTTTATTTCTGGCATTTTTTATTTTTTTTTATTATTTAAAAGTTGATCTGAAATCACTTCAAACATTTTGATGTTCTCTGCATTTTTCAGAATTGTGATTTGATGATTGTCATCCCTTATGATTTCGGTTTTTAGATCTTGAAGTTGATCAGCACAAATTTGATATGATATTCCAACACCATCACCATTGAATTCCTTTGACATTTCAGAAAATGTGTCAATCAAAAGTTGAATGCGATATTCAACTGGTGATCTTAAAAAATATTTTTTTCTATCTTCCATGACATCTTTCTTTTTGATCCATGACATTCAACTGGTGCTGAACTTTCAATGTGATCTGTTTGTCAATTTCCTTCAATCTTTGAATTTCTTTTTGATACCAAAGAATTCTTTCCTTTGACATTTTGAACTGATCTTGATTTTTTTCCATAGTTTTATTTTGTTTTTGTTATGGTCCAAAATTAGAAAGAATGTTGAAACATTTGGTTTGTCCACATATAAGTTTTCAACAAATGTTTTTTGATATGTAAAAAAAAAGACCTGGCAAAATACCAGGTCCAATTTTTAAAGTTGTTTTTTTTAGTTTTTAATATGATCGTAAAGACCTAAAATTGTTTTGATTTTCATCATCTGATTCACTGATCTGATCACACTTCCATTTGCACAATTATATCTATGATCAAACATGTAGAAGTTGCAATCAAAATCTAATCTAAACCAGAAATATATTGTTCCATCTAAACTGATACCAATTTTTGAATTGAATTCATTTTCTTTTGTTTGAACATAAAAATCTTTTAATCCTTTTTCTTCTTTTATTTTTAGGATTGAATTGATTAAAATGTTGCACTCTGTTGTGTTAATTGATTGATTTTTAAATAGTTGTGTGTTTTTTGTGTCCATTTTGTTTGTTTTAAATTAGTTATTTTGTTTTTGTTATACTGCTAATATACCACAAAGGTGTGAACAACTCCATCTTTTCAACACTTTCTTCAATTTATTTTTATGACCTAAGTGATTGATATTGTGCAAGTTAAAAATAAAACACAAAATTCTTTTATTTTACCAGAAAAAATGATGGTTTTTTTGATCGTTTTTTGATCAATGGTTGTGGTTTTTGCATAAAAAAAGGACCAGTTTTCACCAGTCCTTTCCAACTTATAACAAAACAAAGTAATGATTCACAAATAGTGATCAAATTGAATTGCAAATATATTATATCACAATTTCAAACAATGTCTTTTTGGTCTTTGTTTTTAACAATGATTTTGCATTGTATTCTGCCAATTTCAAATTGATTTCATATCCATCATATTGATCAGTGTTTTGCAGATCCACCCTCACATCATATCTTCCATCATTTGTGAACATATATATGTTCTGACTTGCACATGAAGAAAGATTCAATGCATTGTCTGAATATGAATTTGATCCAACTGGTGATCCAGCTTGTGCATAAAAGTCAGATATCAATGCATGATGTTTGTGTCCACAAATTACAAAGTCAATTTTCACACCTTTGTTTGAATACTTTGAAATCAATTTTGCAACTGATGTGTCATTGATCCCTTTCAACTGATGTCCATGGATCAACAATATATTTCTTTTTCCAACCTTCACCACCACTTCCAAACCACAATCCAGGAATTCAATTCCTTTCTTTCCATCAAATAACAACTTCAACATTTCATAGATTGTGAAATCATAATTGTCTGATGCAGTGATATCAGTCCATCCATTGTGTTCTTTCACTCTGGATTCATTTCCAGTGACACATGCAACACTGACATTTCCAATTGTGTTCAGATCATTGATCAAGTGTGTCAAGATGTTAACTGAAAGAAATGTTGCTTTTGCTCTGTTTGTGGACATCTGCAAAAGTTCATCCAATCTTCTGTCTGAATTCATCAGATCACCAGTGATTGCAAGAAAGATGTTTTTGATCTTATATAGTTTTGCATGTTTCTTTGCAACCTCTGCAAACTTTCTGATTCTTTTGGATGCAATCAAAAAGTCATATTGATTTCCATCAATGTTGACCAGTTCATTGAAATGTGTGTCTGTCAAATGGACCACCATGACTGCTTCATTTTTGATGTTCTTGTGTTCAGTTGTTTGCAGTGTCAAATTGTAATCTTTTAAAAGAATTGCAATTTCCTTTGAATATTCAGAAACTGCATTTTCAATTCTTGCATGTTCTCTGAATGACTTTCTTTCAATTCTGTTTAGATCTTGTTGTTTCTGTTTTTGTTTTGAAAGTTTGACATTGGATTTCAAAATTTCTTTGTCAACCAAATGATGTTTGATCAATTGTTCAACAATATTTTTCAACTCATTTTTTCCAATATCCAAGTCATATTTTTCAATCAGATCTTGTGCAATATTGTATGATCCAAACCCATTCAACCACATTTGGATCACTTCATCTTTGTATTTTTCAAACATAAATTTTGTTTTTTTTCTTATCTAGTAATTTTCTTCTATTCAAAGAACTCAATTGTTTAATACTAGCAGTTGTCAACATACCCAAAGTCCCACAAAAGTCCTTAAAATGGATCTATGTGCATTTATAAATTTTTAAGATAAAAGAAAAAAAGGTGGAATTCACCACCCTTTTTGTCATATTTTTATTTCTTTTTTGCTTCTTTTCCAAGATCAGCAATTCCCTGGAATCCTGCCAAACTTAACAATGCAATGAACAAGTTTGATGCAGTTTGTTCATCAACACCAAGTAGTGTGACAAGTCCAGGAACAATTACTGAACTGATTGCATAAACAAATTTTTTTGATGTGAAGATCTGTTTCACAAATAAGGAAACAAACCATGATTTCAAATTTTTCATTTTTATTTTTTTTAATTAGTAATAATCCCAAACCACTTCTTGTGATCTGGTGTCAACATGAATGAATGATTCACCAAGTCCAAAAGATGTGAATCCAACATTCATCAAAGATTTCAATATCTTATATCTTGAACTTGAATCTGGTGTGGAAATATCAACTGCATTTCCTTTCAAATGTTGTGATTTTTTTGAAATTTTATACCCTCTTTTTTCCAGATCCAAATTGTATTCTTTAGTGCGAAACCCAGATGTGATCTTGAATGGAACACCAGACAATGATCTTGCTTGATCTAATCTATGAACAAAGTCCATGTTCATGTTGTCTTTCCCAGATCCTGGAAGATCTGGTGAATCAAATTCTGACAATTTGAAATATTTCAATTCACTTCTGATTGTCATGTTTCTTTGTGGATCGTTCCACCATTTTTTTATTCTGCACATTTTTGATTTCTTTCAATAGTGTTTTTATTTCATCAACTGACAAAACACCTTTTTGTTTTTTTATTTTTTCCATATCCATTTGAACAACTTGAAACATGAAAGTGATATTGCCAGGATCAAGGAAACGAATGTCAATATTTCATTGAATTCTGATATGCTCAAACCCACTGCTGTCCCATTAGCAATCAAGATGTCCATTGTGTCTTTTATTTCTGTATTCATTTTCATATTAAAGTTCTTTTATACTGATTTGACATGCATTTGTCAATGTGATTGTATTCATTCCAGCAGATGATGATTGTTCTTTCCATATTACCAATCTAAAATAAATTGTTGCTGATCCAGTCAATTTTTGAATCACTGATCCAGCACCAGATCCTTTTCTTAAAGTTCCAACCCCTCTGTCATAAATATATCCATGTGATCCTGGAATATCTTGCCATGCAATTGATTCACCAGATTGAATTCCCCTTTGTAATTTGAAACCAGTCAACACTCTATTGTTTATAATATTTGTATTTGTTCCAAGATTCCATGACATTTCAAAATATCCATTTGGCATTGTCCAGGAATACACACCATTTGAAATTGATGATGGTCCTTCATTTGTGTAAAGTGTGATTGAATTTGTAGATGAATCAAGTTTTGTATTGAAAGGAACAACCACTGCATTTGATTCACCATTTGTTGTTGATGTTGTTGTTGTTCCACTACATGTCAACATTGAATAGTTTGACAATCCACCACCACCTCCACTTTGTGAATCAACATATGCTTTCACTGATTCTGATGTTGGAAGTTTTGTTGCTGATGCACCAGTCATGGAATCAGAATCAAGAAATCCATCAATTGAAATTCCACCTTTTGTCAATGATGTTGCATTGACATCAAAACCAGCAATAGATCCACTTATTTTTCTGTTCATATTTTCCCAAACTTTCAACATAGGTATTTGAATCAATGGTGGTGTAGGACTTGAATATGTTGGTGTGAAAGAATTGAAATACAAAATTGAATCATCATTTCCAACATCTTGTGTAATTGTCAATTCATATTTCAATCCATTTCCGTAAACCATCCAAAGTTTATCACCAGTTTTGATTGAAAAATCAACATTTAGTAGAAAATCAGTATTTGTGTCAATGTTTTCACCTCTATTCACTTGAATATTTATTTGACTTATTGCAGTTCCAGCAATTGTGTTTTCTGTTGTTCTTAAAAGTGTCAACCTAGGTTGTGCAGATGTATCACTTCCAGCATTCATTGCACCACCTATTGTGTTTCCAGTTCCAGTCAAATTTGTTCCACCAGCAATTTTTTGTGAAGCAGATCCACCAGACACTGATCCAGTTTTTGTTTCAATCCATTCACCATCCCATTCATTTTTGACTATGTTAAATTTTCCCCTTCTGAACATATATTGTGAATTCTGATTTGCACCAGATGAATTTTGATATATATCATTTAATGCACCAGATGGATTGAGAAAAAAAGGTTTGTTGGATAATGACATATCTTCTGGTGAATTTGCACCTTTGAAATTTGCCCTTCTCAAAATTTGTGATTGACATTGTTTCATTTGAAATGTCAAAAGATCAGTGAAATTATTTCCAGAATTTGATGTTGGTGTGGATTGTGTTTGATCCCTTCTCACCCAATCTTGTGAAGTCCAATCAGCAAAATCATATGTTGATGCACCAGTTTGGACCATCACTGCTGAATCATCCCAAAATTCTGGACCATCACCCCAATATACTTTACCCCAATCAAGTTTGTGTGAATCATCTGTTTGATTGTTTACAAAAATTGTGTTTGTTGTTGCAGAATTGTTTGAAACTGGTTGTATTGTTGAAACAAAATTGTTGAAAATACCATTTGACCATGAAGGTGGTGAAAGTGCAGTTGTGTCAATTGGATTTGTCCATGTCCATGAATATGATGATCCATATGGATATCCAGAATTGTTGATCAATGTTCCAACTTGATTTGTGATGATTTGTGGTCCTTTTACTACAATCAAATAGTCAGTTGCAGCAGCACGATATCCAGGAAATTTCAAGTTTGGTGTCAATGGGATTGTAATAGTTCCACCAGCAGAATATGGACCACCAACTGATGAAAAATTTATAATTGGACCAAGATCATTTCCAGTATATGTTGGTGTGTCATCCCAGCCATATGTATTTGCAGATGTATCATATTGCAATGTTGCAAGTGCTTGTGTGATTGTAGTTGATCCAGGTGGCATTGCAATGATATTTATTGGAAATGTGAACAAATTCCATGAAGTCAAATTTGCACCAGAAGGTGTGGTGATTGTCAAAAATAGATTTGTTTCAAATTTGAATTGATCAGAATTGATATATGGACCACCTAGCAACAAATATGAATTGTTTCCAAAATTGTTTTCTGGTGGAAATCCTGGAAATATATTTTGAAATCCTTCATGAATTAAATTGACTTTTACTTCATTTAATACTGGAAGAAATCTATATTTTCCACCTTCCAATTTTTGAATTCTTTTTCCTGGATGTGTTACATTGTAGAATTTATTATTGAATCTGTCAAATTTTGTGAATCCTAATGAAGGTCTTTGATCATTGACAGATCCATCAGCCCAGTATCTGTATCTGTCCATGTCAACTGGATTCAACCATGATCCAGTGTTGACATTGTTCATTTCAAAAATTTGATAAAAATAATATCCAGTTTGCCAACATATGACACGCATTCCCCAAGATTTGCAAATTGCTTTCAAAACTTCATATGCATTTTGAATATTTCTTTGACCATTTGATGGATTGAATTTGTCAGTCCATTTCATTGTTCCTTTTGTTTGTTGCAAAGGATCGGCATATTTTGATGTTGAATTTGGTGCATAATACATGTCTGCATTCCACCATCTGCAACATGTGCTGAATGCACCTTTGTTTGTTGCATCATCCCAGAAACCATCTGGATTTGCTTGATTTTTATAAAATTTTGTATGTTGTAAAATTTGACCAATCCAATATGAGAATTTTTTATGTCCTTGAAGTTTATATTCATCAGCAGTTGTGTCAACATGCAAAGATTCAAATGTGATTTCTTTCAATTTTCCAATGCCATCAGTGAATGTCAATTGAATAGGAAAAACACCATCAACATCTGGAAGTGTGTCAAGATCTTGAAGATATTCACCACAAAAAATCAATGAACCAACATTTGTGTCAACTCTGATAGTCATAAAAATATCACCTTCAATATATGTTGTTCCAAGTCCCAAAAGATCATCAATGAATGCTGCATGTCCTGGTGAATCATAATCAACCATAAAATTCAAAAGTGCTTTTGATCCAACAATTGGTGCAAATTTTTCATCACCATCTGAATCCCATTGAATTGTCAAACCATTGTCAGTGATTTCAAATGGATCTGCTTGTGCTGCACCAGTGTATGCCCTATCATAAATTGAAACAACATAGTCCCTGGTGTTTGTTGATTTAAAAGTTGATCTGAATCTTTCAGTATATACAGAATTTATTGTTGCCATTTTATTTTTTTAATTATGCATATCTAGCCAAACCAATGTTTGCTTTGTCACTTGACAAAATGATTTCATTTCCAGATATTTCACCAACCACTTGAACTTGTGATCCAGTTGATCCCAACATGTCTTTCAGTTTTGACAATGGTGCAATGACTTCTGGATCATTCATTGCATTTGGATTGTCACCAACAATTGCATTTGTTGGACTAAATGCCAATGCACCTTTTGCCATTGGAATTGGTGCTGCTGAAATTGCAGCAACTTGTGCTGCACCCATGATTCCAGCAAATGCCATCAAATATGGATTTGGAATTGCTTTTGCTATACCAGCAGCAGTGTTGATGACTGCTTGAAATATTGCCATCTTTTTTTCTCTTTTTGCTGCTTTTGTTTTTTCAATTTTTCTTTTCTTTTCATATTTGGCATCAATTGCTGCTTTCTTTTTTTCATATTCTTCTTCTGACAATCCCTTTGATTTCAATGATTCCATTTCTTTTGCTTGTTCATTGTCAATGGACTGCATTTTGTTTTCATGTCTTTGTTGTGCAATTGCATCAAATTGTCCAACCACATCACTGATCACTGACAATGTCGCCATTGTGATTTCTTGTGCTTTATTTCCCCATGACATCCATGCTTCATCTTGATTTGCAAAATAATCTTTCCACCCTTGTCCCATTCCTTCCAGATGTGTTCTCAATGCAGATTTTTGTGAATCTAATGTTGCAACAAAGTCCTTTGATCCTTCACCACCACCACCACCACCACCACCAGATCCATCATCACCACCAGATCCAGTTGTCAAAGATGATGCATCTGGAACTGCACCAAACAATTCTTCAAAGTCCATTTCAGAATCTGAACTTCCAAACATTGCTTTAACTTTTTCCAATCCTTCTTTTGCCCAAGAAACCATTCCATCAATTCCAGCTTGAATATCTTCTTCTGTTACAAAGTCAATTTTTTTATTTCGTAAAGTATTATCAAGTGCAGTTTGATAATTTTCAGCAGTATTTTTTCCAAAAGTTTCAGCATTTTTTTCAACTTTTTTCATTGCTTTGTCAAAACCATCACCCATGGAACTTGTGACTTTTTTCCACCCTTTTTTCACACCATCCCAACTTCCAGTAAAAATTCCTTTTATAATATCACCCACACCAGACAAAATGCTTCCAGCAGATTGTGCAAATGAAACGATAACATCATACAAACTTTTGAATGCAAATTTTCCATATTCCCACAATGTTTTAAAAATGAACACCACTGCTTGAATTCCAGCCCTAAACATCATTGATTCATTGTATAGATCAATGAAATAGTTGATCACTGCAACAATCCACTTTTTGACAATGTTCCAGTTCTTCATGATCACCACACCCAAAGTCACAATTGCTGCAATGATAAGTCCAATTGGTGAGATTAGAAATCCAATTGCTGAAATAATCACACCAAACAAAGACAACAATGGTCCAGAAAGTGCAATCAATCCAATGATTGCCATTGACCAGTTTTTTGTTGATTGATCAAGTTGACCAAACCAACTGATTGCATTTGATATCCCTTGAATGATCTTTGCAATTGTTGGCATGATGATGTCACCAATTTCTTGAAAGTTTAATTTTATATTGTTGATTGATTTTTCAATCTGGAATCCTGGTGTTTGTGATAAGACATCAAATGCATCAGCAGTGAAACCAGCAGAATCACTCATGTCATCAAGGATCTGTTTGTAGTTTTCACCTTGTTCACCTAGTGTCCCCATCACATTTTTCACTGCTTGTGATTTTCCAAAAAACTCTGTCATTTGAACACCATTTGCAGCAAATGCATCTTTCATTTCAAACAATGTTGCTTGAAGTCCTTGATCTTGAAGTTTTGCTCTTAAACCTTCATATGACATGTTCACTTTTTCAAGTGCAGTTTCTCCCTTTCCAGTTTCTTTTGCAAATGCCATCATCACACCACCAAACCCAGTTGTTGCAGATCTTGCATCACCAGTTGTTTTCGTATATGTGGAAATGTTTGCAAGAAGTTCATCAAATGAAATTCCAAGTTCAGCAGCCATTCCAACTTGTGTTCCTAGTGATTCAGCAAGTTCAGATGATTCAAACATCCCAGTTCTTACTGCCATTCCAAATGCATCAATTGCTTGTGTAGCAGATATTGTTTCAACACCATAGGCATTTTGTGCTGCTGCTGCAACTTTTGCAAGATCAGTTGATTCACCAAGTCCAATTGCAACACCCTTGTTCACTGATGAAAGTGTTTCAAGTGCATTTGCACCCCTAAGTCCAGCAGATGTTAAGAAATATAAACCTTCAGCAGTTTCAGTTGCAGATACTGCAGTGACACTTGAAATGTTTTTGACTGCTGCTGCATATTTGTCCATGTCATCAGCAGATCCCAGAACTAATGTTTCAATTTTAGTCATTGACTTTTCAAAGTCCATTGCCATTTTAACACCAGCACCAGCAATCAATGCAAAAGGCATTGTGAAAGAAGTTGTGATGGATGATCCAACTGCTTTCATTTTTGCTGCAAACTTTCCAACCCTTGCAGATGCTGCTGATAATCCTTTGTATAAACCAGTGTTGACAACACCCAGAAGGATGTTCATTGAAGTGTTACTCTTTGCCATCTTTTTTCATTTTTTTATCAGTTATTTTTTTAAACAACATTGCTTCTGCTCTTATTGATTCAATTTCTTCTTTTGTTTTTTCATTCCTTTTGGTTTCCCATGGAAATTTGGTCAAATCTTTTGGTTGCAAATTCTTTTTGATGTGTGGTCCAATGATCACACATGACATCCATCTTGATCTTTCCCATTCTGCTTGATTTTCCATTTCCCATTTTTCAAACAATCCTTTTTGTGCATTGTAGAACATTGAAGGTGTCAAATCGTAAAGTTCAGAAACATTCATTCCTAGTTGTCCCAAACCGATTTTTTCAATATATCCCCAGTCAAGAACTATTTCTTTGACTTGACTGGTTTCTGCTTTTTTCCCTTTTCAACTTTTTCATCAGTTCCAAAAGTCATTCCCATATGTTCAGCAAACAATTCCATTGCTTTTTGCATTCCAGTTTGATCACCATCCAGAAGATCAGCAATGTCATCTGATGTGAAATCAAATGCAACTTTTGCCCTTCTGTGACCTTCTTGTGTTCCATGGAAGATCAGTTCAACAATATCATCCAAGGACATTGATTGTCCCAGTTGTCCCAGTTGATGAAGTGATGTCCCAGTTGCTCTGCAATATTTTCTCAATGCATTAAATCCAAAATATATTGGAAGATCTTTTTTTCCTAGTTTTACAATTTCATAATTCATTTTTCATGTGTTTTTTTAATTTATACTTATTTAATAAAAGGATCAACAAGAACAAAATTCACATGAAAATGAAAATTGTCCTTGTATCACCTTTTTTTTAGATTGCACCAACATTGTCTTGAACTAATGGACCAGCAGCAACAAAACTGCATGAAAATGATGTTGTTTCTTCATTTGATCCACTGATTTCCAAACCAGTCATGTATGCATATCCTTGATAGTAATAGTCACCATTCACCTGGTTTCCAAATCTTAAAAGTAGTTGTGCCCTGTCTTTAATATATGAATCATATAAATCAAACCATTGCATGTAATTGGCAGTTCCAGATGGATTGTCTTGCATTGATACTAAACCATCAACTGCAACTTCCCAGTCCCTATTTCCAGCCATTCTTGTGTTCCAACCACCAGATGTTGAATTGGTTGTTGATCTTGTTTCATGCGATATTGAAATGCTGCATGAAGTTGAATATCCCACAATTTTCATATTACCACCAAATAGTCCATATACTGAAATATTTGATCCATTTAAGATTCCAGGTGTTGACATACTATGATGCTGCTTGTGTCAATACTGATGTTCCAGTGAATGAACAACTATATGTTGTTGATTCTTCATTTGGTGCATCCATACTGATTGAACTGATGTATGCTTTCCCAGAATATTTTTTGTCACCAGTTTCTGATGATTCAAAAGATATTGTGAAAGTCCCTCTGGTTGTGATGTAACTTGTAAAAAGTTCATCAATTGTTGATCCAGCTACTGCACCACCAGCAAGATCAAGAAATGCCACCATTCCTTCAACACTGATTTCCCAGTCCCTTTGTCCTTCCATGATTTCTTTCCAACCACCAGATTCTTTGTTTGATGTTTCCCTTGCTGAATGATTGATTGATATTGATCCAGAAGTTGCATATGCAACCAACACTGATGATCCACTTGAATTGTCATAGATTCCGAATTTCGTTCCGTTTATAATTCCACTTGTTGCCATTTTTTTTCTTTTTTTTAATTTATAATAATTTTATTTTTGTATTTGAAAAACTCCAATCTTCACATTTGTTCTTACTGAATAAGTAATGTTGCAAAATCCATCAGCATCATTGTATGCACCAACTGGAAATGGTCCAATCATTCCATCTTGATTTGAAGCAATTGTCAAAGTTCTGTTTGCTTTTGTTGAATCACCATATATTGGTGAATCAAATGATGTGACTTGTGTGGTGATTGTGATTGTTGTTGATTCACCACCTTCATTTTTTATCAACAAAAATTGATTTCCATTGTTTTCCCATTTGTCACTTGCAGATGCAGATGACAATGCCAATTGTGTTCCAGATTCAGTGATTGAAACTGATGTCAATGTTGCCATGTCTTATTTTTTTTTGATTGTTTTTTTCTTTTCTTTTTTCAATTTGACTTCTTTTTGCTTTTCAACTTTTATTTCATCACAAAAGTCATTTTTGATCAATTGTTTGTAATGATCCCAGGAAACAAATATTTCTGATCCTTCTGCAAATGTTTTTGTTGAATCACCAGCAGATCTTGCATATTCTTTTTTTAATTTTATAAAAGGCATAATTTCTTTTTTTTATTCATTTGTGATCCAACCATTTTCTGGATCATTTAATATTGCAATGATTTCTGAATGTGTATATTGATTCAATCCTTCCAAGAAAGAAGGTGTTTCACCAACAAATTTCAAAATAACTTTTTCATTGTTGTTTGAAGATCTTAATGTGTCAAGATCTGTTTCAATTATTTTTTCAAAGTTGATTTGATCAACTTGACTTTTTTCATATATTACATATTTAATTTCCATATATTAAGGTATTAAATTTTGAAAATCAGATGCAATCATGTTTGTGCATGTTCCATTGTTTGAATTTGAACTATTGTCATTGACCACTGGAAAAGCACCAGAATCACCCATTCTCCAATATCCAACAAGTCCAGCATGTGATGTCAGATTGTTTGGTGATCCACCATTGTATATTGCAAGAATTTCTGATGCAGACAATTCAGTGTTAAACATTCCAACTTCATCAATATTCCCATTCATAAAAACATTAGAAACCGAACCAATTGT